AATTTTTTAATACACCAGGCACTAAAGATATCACAGGTATTCCTTCACGCAACACTTCAGTAACAGCCATGGTGTGTAAACTTATCACGCAATAAATGTTTTCCAATGTATCACAAAATCCTCTAGAACCCCTTGCTTTCTTGTTGACCTTTTTCCTTATCTTGATTGGTCTATCAGTGTATTTTTTAACTTCAGCGACTGTTTCGTCGATCCATTGATCAACACTTTTCTTAATATCATAGATGTCTAATCCGTTTTGACTAGGAGCAACTATGTAAACTTGCTCGCCATCTTTCTTCATTGTACGTAAAGGCATATTGAATTTACAGAAACGTTTGTTATCCCATTCGCCTTTTACTTCTTTGATTTGATTTTCATTAAAAGTTAATCTCCAGTATCTTGGTTTCCACCAATTACAATAACCTTTTTCAACATTAAAGTAATCAATATTTTTTTCTGCTAGTTCTTGATGTAATCTAAGTCCGGTATCGTGTCCACCAACTCCACCTAGTATTACCAAGTCACCTTTTTTAATATCTGTTTCTTTTTCAAGATGACCATACACTACTGGTATACCTGCTCTTCTATGAATTGAGTTTGCTACCCAAGTGGCAGTTCTGTATGACGTTCCCTCGTCTAAACTTTTTGGAAGTATAATTCTATTGTATTCTTTATCCATCTTCTCCAAGATCCTTTAAGAATTCTCTTAATTTAGTTCCATCTGTATCAGTTTTTATTCTGCCTACTGTGTCACCTTTTGTTGGATCTGGGGGAGTAAGTGCCTTAGTGTCTGCGTCATCTGTGACTGTCGAAGTTTTCTTTAATGAATTGTAAATTGTGCTTTTACGTTTATCAAATTCTTGATATTCTGAATCATCAGCAAGGTCTCTTATTCTCAAACTGTCTACGTCAAACTCTAAATCAATCTTCATACCAACACCACTAGAACTTCTAGTTTTCATAAGTTGTATCTGATATCTACCACGTTCTCTCATTGCTCTACTTGTGAATATACCAAACACATTGTCAGCAGTTTGTATTTTACTTAAACCTCCTGCTATGTGCGAATGATCAAATTCTATTTCTTCAACTGCACCTCTGTTCAACTGTGATGCTGTTACAAATATAACATTTAACTCCATAGCCAAGTTTCTAAGTTCTTCTGATACAAATTTATCTTTTACAAATAAATCACTTGGACTTACTTTTTTATTAATTGGCATCATTAAATCTAAGTAGTCTACAAGTATCACATCTAGTTTTGTTCCAGTTTTAATTTCATATTCTTTAATCCAACTTCTTAAATCATTTGCAGTTTTACCACTAGGCATATATTTGATTTGTAATTTTCCTGATTTTTTGCCAAGTAGTTTAACTTTCATTTCTACACCATCTAAGTCTTTAAATATCTCTTTTGTTGGAATATCAGTCAGCATCGAATCAATCCTCATACTAACAAGTGGCTCACTTAATTCAAAAGACACATACGCAACATTCATGCTGTTGAGTACCCAGTTACAGCCTAAGTTTGCTAGGAATAAACTTTTACCTGCACCACTACCACCTGCAAATATATTAAGTTCACCTTTGTTAAATCCACCAAACAATCTTTTATCCAGTGTTGTCCAACCTGTGCTGACTTGTCCGTTTTGATTCTTTAATCCCATTAATCTTGATTTAGGATCATCAAAATAATCTGTACCTAAGTCTTTGTGTAATCCAATCTGTACTGCCTTTTTGACCAAGTCTTCAACTGGACCATACTCACCTTTTTCAAGCATATCAGCAGATTTCAATATCGCTCTTTCTAAACTTTTGTGTCTTATAAAAGTTTCGAAGTCTGTAAGCAACCAATCAAAATGTTCTTCAGTAAGTTGTTCAGTCTGTTTTAAATCTACGTTGCAAGATTTGTTAACCATTTCATATGTTGGAAGTGCGTTGTATTCAGTTACGTATTTGTTTACGAATTGTGCTGTCTCTTGAAGTTTACGATCAAATAAAGAAAAGTCAAATATAGACTGACAACGCACAAAAGTTTCTGCGTTCGCCAACATCATTTCTAGATACAACTTTTGTATGTCATATCCATAATCTTTATTCTGTTTCGCCATGTTCCTTATTATACCACATTTTATCTTGAAAGTCAATGTGTCTGTTGTATTTGGCAAGGACTGCCCCAACACAACTGCCAGGATCTCCTGGATTTTTTGGAACCCATATATCGTCCCAAACCGATTCCAATTTTGTACGTGCTGTTTTATTCAAAGCACAACCACCAACCAAAACTATGTTAGATGTCTTGATGTGCATTTGTATCCAAGAACTTGCACACATTAATACCTGTTCAAAAATGTGTTGCGTAGTAGCGGCAATGTCTGCCATGTCTTGTTCTGAATTTAATTCTGGTCTCCACCAATTACAACCTCTATGGAAATTGAAATGCGTTTTGAATGGAAATCTAGATTCAACTAATTCTTCCATAAACAGTCTGTAATTCTTTCTCCAATTACCTTTTTTGGCTAGTTGTTCGAATTTATGTTCTTCAGCATTTGCTTTAAGTCCCACTCTTTGTGTCATAGCAGAATAAAATAAGCCAATGCTGTGTGGATATGATTGGCTATAAACTTTTTTAATATGATCGCCTTGACCGTGCCATATAGTAAACGTTTCAAACTCTCCTATACTATCAAGTACGACAACAGCGGCATTTCTAAATGGTGATGTATAGTAACCGTAAGCGGCGTGACTTTCATGATGATCAACATACTCAATTGGTATGTTGTGTACTCCTGATTTAGATAAAAATTTTTTTATATTATTTTCTTTCCACTTCCAACCTTGTCCTGATTTCAATTGCCTTAAAGTTTTTTTCCATGGTTTTTCATAAAAATAAATTTTTGCAGGGAAGGCCCATTTTGCATTTGATCTTACGAAAGCCATCATTTTAGGACACAAAGTAGGATCTCCTGGAATACCACTGAAGTCTTTTGACATACCTGCCCATTTTAAATTAAGATGATAATGGTCAGTTAGACCTTGTACTCGCCATTCCATGACAGCCAAACTGGCATCATGATTATTTCCTGTTACTCCCCAAACTATCATTTGTATATAAACGGATCTCTTTTTTGTAATTCTTTAATTTTCTTTTTGTATTTTATATGGTCTATAAGTTTGATTATAGGCCAGAATATAAAAGAAAATACTTTCTTTATATAAACCATTTTTTCATCCTCAGTTTTATTTTAAGTTGCGATTCTTCAGCGTTCTTTACAATCGAGTATAAAGTATGCAGTCTACCATATTTACGCACGGCATCATTCACATCTCCAATATCTTGACTCCAATCGGGCATACTAACACTCCATCCAGATTCCATAGCATCATAGACAAGTTTTTGACCTGCTTCATCTCTGTCGGGAACAACTATCACGTGTTTCCCTAAACTATTAAGAAGTGCTGTTTGTTGTTCTTTTATTTCACTTCCTAGTAATGCAACGCCATCTATGGCAATAGCATCAATTGGACCTTCTACAGCAACCACATATTTTCTATCATCTGTTTGTTCATCTATGTTGAAAACATATCCTGGTTGTTGTTCAGACAAGTATTTCACTTTGCTTTCTACAACTTTTCTTGCTGTGTATCCTACAACTTTCTCTCTATAATAGAAAGGAATAATAAGTCTATCTCTGTATCCGGATTCAGGAGTCCAATAAAAATCATAGTCATTCAAATTTAATTTTCTGGAAGCAATATATTCTAAAACTTTAAACAAGTCTTTGTCTATACCACCCGGCTCTAATGCTTTGTAGTCTGCCCATTCATGTATAGGCTTAGACTTTGCTGGAAGTTCTTTGGATACAAATTTAGGAAGTGTTATAAATGTTTTGTGTCCAGTTTCATCAGTTTTGGTTTGTAAGACTTGTAATGCTAATTTTGTTATTGTGTCATCTGGAACATTAAGCCATCTCATAAATTTTTTCATTTTAAAAGATAGATTGCGACCATTCCTCCAACTTGTTTTAAATCCACAGTTGAAACAATGAAAACTTACTCCCTCATCTGCATTTGCAATCAATCCTCCTCTTTGTCTTGTGTCTGGAGTTGTGCCATTATGCTCACAACAAGGGGCATTGAAAGCCAACCAACCGCTAGGAGTTTGTTTACGTTTTGCTGGCAAGTAAATTTGTAATGCATCGAACACAATATTCATGCACTAATAATATAACCTTTTGGTTAAAAAGTCAATTAATTTCGAACTAGGATTTTGGATAAACTACCAGATGTAAGAGTATGTTTGAATCTGATATGACTGAACACACCATTGAAGTTTCTGTATACCAAACTGTCCGAAGCGGATGCTGTGAAAGTATCCAAATCGCTCCAGTTAGATGTGCCAGCATTTGTATCTAGTGTGCCTTGAACAATGATAGTTCCTACTGCACTGTCTAGATAATATGCGGCTGTATGTAATGCAGAATTACCATTAATGGCTGGTTGAGCATCTACACTTGATGAAATGAAAATACCACTTGAAGGATTATCTTCAGTAAATGTTGTTACAGATACAGATGCTAATGGTCCTGGAAACTCTTCTGATTGCACTTTCATTGTGCCTCTGTTGTTGAAATTTGTTCCTGAACTTAACAAAGTTTTCTCATTTGTGCTGTCGTTTTCTAAGAATATAGAGTATGAAAGGTATTGTGCTGGCACATTCAAAAGATCATTTTCAGTTATTGTTATTGTAAAATGACCTTTCTTCGTTGTTGCCGTCTCGATTATTGTGCCGTCTCTTTCAACTAACAATCTGTTGT